CATATTGAAGACTTCGCCGCGCTCTGGGACTCGTACGAAGGCAGCGACGATGCACTCGCCGACGGACTTCGCCGCGAGGACACAGCCTGGTGACAAGAGCAGAGTTAGTTCGCATAGTTGACATCGTTCAAGCGGCATGGCCGACGTCAGATTCCAACCGTCACGCAGTGGTTCGTACCTGGTGGCGCTACTTACAAGATCTTGAATACGCTGAAGTGCTTAAAGAGATTGATAAACGGGTCGTCCGAGGCGGATGGCCACCACGTGTCGGTGAAGTACGCCGCGCAATAGTTCTTGTTGATCAGTTCGCTGGCGCGCAACAAGCCTGGAACGACGTTCTTGAACGGCTGCGCGCAGTCGAGACCGGCACACAATGGAACGACATCAGCGATCAAACAGCTGAAGCGATGCGCGCTTGCGGGTTTGACGGTAGGTCACGCCCAGATGAAAGAGCATTCAAGGCTGCTTATGAAAGTGTTTGCCAGTCGCTCGAAGATTCACTGCTCGAGATTGCCAACCCTGAACCGTTCGGAGATATTAAATGAGTGACCCAGTTGAAGACTTCCTAACGAAACTCAACGGTGTACGCAAGAACGGTGGGCGCGAAGAGTGGTCTGCCAAATGTCCTTGTCGCGCCGATGACAACAACCCTTCGTTATCGGTCGGTGTCGGATCCCAGGGGCAAGTTCTCGTAACGTGCCATCGCGGCATCCCATGCTCGCTTGATGAGATCTGCACAGCGGTCGGTGTTGAGCCATCGGATCTGTGGCCTGAAGATAAAGAATCTGTTCTTGATCGGCCTAAGCCGGCGAAGAAAGAACCACGGCCCATTAAAGAAGCGATCCAGAAGAAGGAACCAGAGAAGTTGGAACTTGATACGACATACGACTACGTCGACGAAGACGGTGAGCTTGTCATGCAGGTGCTGCGGTATCGCACTGAGAAAGGTAAGACGTTTCGTCAGCGCGTACCAGACGGCAAAGGCGGATGGTCTTGGTCTACTTCAGACCTGGAGTCACGCCCGCTTTATCGGCTGCCTGAAGTGTTGGCTGCTGTTGCGGTCGGTGAACCGATCTGGGTCGTTGAAGGCGAGAAAGATGCTGACACTCTCGCCGGCCTTGGATACGCAGCGACGTGCAACCCGATGGGTGCCGACAACGGTTCGGGTAACAAATGGCGCGCTGAGCACACAGCCTGGCTCGCCAATGCGAAGGTACGAATCGTCTCAGATAACGACATCGCCGGCGAGGTTCACTCACGGTACGTAAAGGAACAGCTCGAAGAAGCTGGTGCGCGAGTAAAGCTGGTTCGACCACCTGACGGCTCCAAAGATGTAACCGAGATGATTGAGTCTGGGTTGGATCTATCCATGTTGACCTCAGACGCCCTCCAGGAGGTCATGGATGATCCAGGAGCTTCGGTAGCCAACGTCATAGCCGATCTGCTCGCTGACACCAGAGAGACGCTTGCAACACGGCTCTCCAAAGCACGCCGGCTCCTCGACGGAGCAGAACCCCAGGGGTCACGGGAGCTACCGGGTCGGTTCACGACATGGAAAGACCTTGTCGCCGAGGCTGATGAGGACTACAAGTGGCTCATCCCTGGGCTGCTTGAGCAGAACGAACGCGTAATGATCGTCGCTGCTGAAGGTGTCGGTAAGACAATGCTTGCCAGACAGGTCGCAATATGCTGCGCTGCTGGTACGCATCCGTTCACGATGGCGCGCATGGATCCAGTACGAACATTGTTTGTTGACCTAGAGAACCCAGAACGAATCATTCGTCGTACGGCGCGCAAGATTGTTGAGAACGTCAAAGGTCAATGGCCCGACAGGGAAACAACCGACGCTCATCTCTGGATCAAACCTGACGGTATCAACGTCTTAAACCCTCGAGATCGAGACCGGCTCGAAGCCATCATTGAACAAGCGCGCCCTCAGCTGCTGGTGATGGGGCCGATCTACAAGATGTTCGTTGATCCAGGCTCACGGTCCGCTGAATCAGTAACGATCGAGGTCGCTATGTATCTCGACAGGATCAGAGAGACATACGGGACGGCTCTATGGCTCGAGCATCACGCGCCGCTCGGTAACGCATTATCGGGACGTGATCTACGGCCGATGGGATCAGCGGTATGGATGCGCTGGCCTGAGTTCGGCTACGCGCTGTCCCCAGATCCAACGGCTCCAACACCTGAGTATGAAGTTAAGCAGTGGCGCGGTCCGCGAGACCTGCGTGAATGGCCGGCGCGCCTCCGACGCGGTCGACTGCTACCATTTGAGGTAGTCAACTAGACGCAAGCAGACGGGGAGTCACGGCGTGGCCGAGAAAGACAAAGGACTGACACGGGAGTTCCTCGCTGAGCGCGACGCCCGAATCTTCCAGGCACGACGTGCTGGTGTCACAACGCACGAGATCGCCAAACGGTTCGGGATTTCGGTCGGGGCCGTCCATAATGCCGTCACCAGGAATCTTCAGAAGCTCAACCGGGAAGCGCTCATGGCGTACCCGGAAGTGCTTCGTATGGAACTCGAGCGGCTCGACGCGCTCCAGCAATCGCTCTGGCCGCTCACCCAGCATCGTAAGGTCGCTGGCCCTGACGGTGATGAGCATGTTGTAGAGCCAGACATGAAGGCGGTACAGCAGGTTCTGGCAATCATGGATCGCCGGTCACGCCTCCTTGGTATGGAACAGGTCAACGTGGCGCTCACGGTCGACGGTGCGGGAAGCAATCCTCAGCGCGCTGTTCTCGCCGGCGCAATCACGGCCTCAGCGGCTGACGCTTTCGACCCAGAGACCGAAGCACGTATGCTCATCGAGCTGATGGGTCGATCGGGCGTGCTGCCAGCGGGAGCTGCCTCAGAGCTCCTGGGGGTGGACATCGCACAAATCGGACAAGAAGATCCGCCGGCGTTGCCGGTCTACGAGATGGAGATACTCGATGAACAGTAAATACGAACCAGTCCCAGAAACAGAGCTGGTTGAGAAGGCAATGGAACAGGCCCTCGCCGGCATTGACCTGACAGTCACGCCACCCAAAGTCAAAGACGGTGACGAAGCTGTCGTCCAGGTCATCGTGCGCGTTCCAGCGGCCACACGTGAACGCTGGAAAGAAGCAGCCGAACGCAACCGGGTCTCGATGTCCGAGTTCGTACGGGCCGCTACCGATGATGCCGCCTCCCTGGTTCTTGACTGCCCCCATCAGTCACGCAGGGTCTACCCCTGGGCGCAGATCTGCAACGACTGCGGTGCGCGCCTCTGATGGCTGACGGCCGGCAAGGACGACCCGTCAAGAGAGCACGGGGCGACACCGACGAAGCGAAGCTCACGGTACGCATGACGGGACGCACGAAGAACCTTCTCGCCGACATGGCTGCCTCCTACGGTCTCACGATCGGTGAGTATCTAGAGACGCTGGTGAACAGGGATGCCTCGCGGACCGAAGGGTGAGTCTGTTCTGTATGTCCGTCTTCCCAGGGAGACACGGGACGCTGTAGCACGGGCTGCTACAGAGGAGGGGATCAGCATCAATGCATGGTGTGCGCGCACGTTACACGAAGCCACACACCATGCCACACCACACGATGCGATACAACACACCACACCACACGACACGATGCCACACGATACGCCACGCATCACAGTCGTCGACATCATCCGCAACATCACAGAAGGCCGACCCATCATCGCCCCATGCGGACGAACCTGGCCATGCCCCGAAACCAAAGGCACCACCACCATCGCCGGCATGGACTACTGCACCACCTGCAACGTACGCCAACCCTGACACACCCCCGTGCTAGAGCGAGTTGCCTAACAACTCTGACACACCCCTCTGCTAGGCGAAGTCGTCGTCGATCTCCACAATCGGCAATGACGACCCAGACCGAGACGGACCGCGCCCCGCAAGCTCAGCCCACATCTGACTAATAGTCGGACGAGTCGGACGAACACCCCGCCTTCGCTGCTCAGCAGACAACTGGCGAGGAGTCAACCCAGCCCACACCCCGTGCATATCAGCAGCCGGGAACTCCAACGCGTAATTCAAGCATTCCTTGCGCACCGTGCATTCATCACAGATCCGTCTGGCGGCGTTGATGTATTGGGTGTCTTTGTGGTGTGCGGGGAACATTGCTTTGGTGTTGCCTTTGCAGGCTGCCTGGTGTGTCCATGCTTGCTTATCTTGTTCGGTGGTCATCTCTTGTCGTTTCGGGCGTTTGGTGTCTTGTGTCCTTTGTGGTGGCGTGTGGTGTGATGTGCGGTGTGTGTTTGGGTGTGTGTCTGTATGGGTGTGCCTGTGTATGGGTCTAGGCGTGAGGCGATGGTGAGTGCTTTGCTGCTGATGGTCTTGGCTTGCTGGGGGGTGTCGATGGTCTTGTTGCCTTTGAGGGCGTGTAGGGCTCCGAGTGCATAGGAGGATCCGCTTCCTAGTGCGTAGATGCCTTGGTTGTCGGATGTCCAGGAGTAGTCGCCATCTATTACGTAGGTGGTGGCATTGACTACTACAAGGATGGTGGAGCCTTGTTCTGCGATGTGTTCTTTGTCGTCGTTGTCAGGTGTTGCGTATCCGTGGGTCTCGAAGCATTCCCTTAGGCACGGTATGAACTTGGTGGTGATGAAGGCGTCTAGTTTGCGGC